GAAATCCAAGAAGGATAATGTAACATATCTAGGTAACCCTTATCAACTATATTGGAATGACTACGGATGTAAGAGAGGATTCCATGTCTTTGATACAGACACTCTCAAGACTACTTTTTATAGGAATCCCTTTGATGTTTTTCATAAATTGTATTATAATGGCTCAATTAACTTACCCGACGAAAAAGAACTCGAAGGTGCATATGTAAAACTGATTGTTGAAAACAAAGGTGATTATGCAAGATTTGATCATGCTGTAAAGACACTGCAAGACATGCCTCTTGGTGATTTGAAAATCATTGAAGACATCAGTGTTGAAATTGAAAATGGTATGGTTGTGGAAACCGAAGATACTATGACTCTTCTGGAGAACTACATAGATGAAATAGACCTTAAAGTCAATAAGGGTAATATTAAGTCTACACTCAGATCCTTGTATACCGAAGCATTAGAACTATAATGTTTATCTTAACCGAATTCAAATCAGGTGGAGTATATGCAGTCAGCAACATTTTGACAGATCAAAAAACTGTTCAAGTCTTTGAGAAAAAAGATGATGCTGACAGATACCTTATGTTGTTAGAAAGTAACGACTACCCTGATAAACTAGAAGTTCTAGAAGTTGATCAAGATGTCGTTGCTATCAACTGCAGCAAGTTCGGGTACGAGTATACCGTAATCTCTCCTGATGATTTTGTCATTCCCCCCTTATGATTTTATTTGAAAGTATTCGTTGGAAGAATTTTCTTTCGACAGGTGACCAGTGGACTGAGATTGATCTTCAGTCCCACAATTCAACTCTGATTGTAGGATCCAATGGAGCAGGTAAATCTACTCTGTTGGATGCTTTGTGCTTTGTACTGTTCAACAAACCATTTAGGAAGATCAATAAACCTCAACTGGTAAACAGTATCAATGAAAAGGAACTGAAAGTAGAAGTTCGTTTCTCGATTGGTAGAGACGAGTATCGTGTTTTCCGAGGAGCAAGACCCAATGTTTTTGAAGTTTACAAAAATCACAAACTGGTTGACCAAGAGGCAGCAGCAAAAGACACCCAAAAATATCTGGAGCAGTCAGTCCTCAAACTCAATTTCAAATCATTCACTCAAGTTGTTATACTCGGATCATCAACTTTTGTCCCCTTCATGCAACTCTCTGCCGCTCACAGACGAGAAGTTATTGAAGATCTACTTGACATCAACATCTTCTCCTCAATGAATTCGTTGCTCAAGGACCGCATTAGAAATGCACAAAGTCAAAGTAAAGACTGTGCTCACATGATGCGTCTTTGTGAAGAGAAAGTTTCTGCACAACAAAAACTTCTTCTCCAATTAAAAGAAGTCAATCAGAATCGCCAAGAAGAAAAGCAAAAGAAATACGATGATAATCTTGCTGCTATGCAAGACATAACTAAACAGAAATCCAATGTAGAGAATGCAATAAAAAATGTTGAATCCTCTATGGGTGATTATGATGCAGCAGCAAAAACACTTACAACCCTTCGTCAAGGTCAGGCGGATAAGAAGTCTGAACTGAAACTAATTTCTAAAGAACTCAAGTTCTTCAAAGATCATGACGACTGCCCTACTTGCTCTCAGCAGATTGAACCAGCATTCAAGAATGCAATGATTGGTGCTAGTACAAGTAAAGGCAAAGTTGTTGCTGAAGAAATTGTACAGTTTAATTCTGATATTGAACAAGCATCACAGATTGTAAGTGCAATCTCAGAGCAGTCTATGAAGTTGAAAGAACTGACTAGTGATCTTTCGGCAATTGATCGTGACTATGTTCGACTTGAATTTGAAAACCTTCGCATTCAAGATGAGATTACCAACTTACAATCAAGTACACCGAACATCGACATCGAAGAAGAACAACTCTTCGCTGTGCAGAAAGAATATGATGAAACCAAATCTAATTGTGCAGGTGTCAGTCAAACTTTAGATGAGTACCAAGTTGTTGGATCTTTGCTTAAGGATTCTGGTATCAAGAGTCAGATCATTAAAAAATATGTGCCTATCTTTAATGGTCTGATTAATAAGTATTTGCAATCAATGGACTTTTTTGTTAACTTTACACTTGACGAAGAGTTCAATGAAGTGATAAAATCGAGATTTAGAGACGACTTCTCATACTCTTCTTTCTCTGAAGGCGAAAAGCAAAAGATTGATCTCGCTCTTTTGTTTACCTGGCGTGAAGTTGCTCGTATGAAAAATAGTGTTGCTACAAATCTACTCATCTTGGATGAAGTGTTTGATAGTTCGCTTGATGCATCTGGTACACAAGAACTTCTACAGATTCTTCGTAGTTTGGGAAATGATACCAATGTGTTTGTTATCTCTCATAAGGGTGAAATTCTTGTTGACAAATTCCTTAGAACAATTAAGTTTGAAAAGGTTAACGACTTCTCCCGAATGTCTGACGACAGCTAAATAATCTCATACTGGATCTTTATCATGGATTACAAACCCTACTCCCCAGAGTGGCATCGTAAAAGATATCTCAAGGAAGCCCTTGATAAGTATCTTGACGATTACATTGAGAACGATATAATCATGAATGATATCCTCAGTATTATCTGTGAGCGGCAAGACCGAGCACATGCAGAGTATCACAAACTTGAAGATCTAGAACTTAAATTGCGGGACTAAGTATGCTATCAACTCAATACAGACTCCGACTGGAGTTCATCTGTAAGAAGATCGCAAACAATGAAGAAGTAAAACTAGAAGATATGATCTGGGCAGAGAAACTTGCCAAGGCTCATACAACTGCTAGAGACTGGTTAAACAAAGCACGCCGCCAATCTAATGGGATTGAGGAGGGCAGCATTGATGATTTTATGAATAAGATGGGACTAGGCGACCCCGACCCATCTAATCACAGAACGGGGTTTGATGGTGCCGATGAGATTGTAGATTGGTTCCAGAGAGATAAACCTGACGATTGGAGGCAACGCGACTAATGCAAGCAGTAATTTACAGCAACGGCAATCAAGAATGTGAACGAGCTAAAGTTCTGCTAGAGAAACTTAATTTTCAAATCCTAGAATATAAACTGAATCAGCACTTCTCTGCAAGAGGTTTTGTTGAAGAGTTTGGTGAGGAAGCAGAGTATCCCCAGGTCAATGTTGGATTCAAACATGTTGGTGGTTTAAAAGAAACTCTTAAATATGTGAGTGATCATGGAATGTTATTGTGAAAAAAGTTTGGGAAATTTGGAAGTATAGTTTAGGAAGTTTTAGTGATGACAAGACAGCTCCATACGACAATTATGTTGCTGGCATACGCACCCTTATTATTGTGTCTTACATGGTTACTAATGTTGCCATCGTTGCTAACGCTATACGCCACTGGGACAATGTGAAAACTGTCCCTCTAGTGAACCATGCCATTGACGACTGTGCTATACTTACGAAGTAATCGAAAGAAAGCATGATCAACCAGGAAGTCAAAGGAACCCTTGCCAAGTTGCTCGCAACCGAGAATTTGACGGTCGAGCACCGTAAAGTGAGCACTGCATACTTCGATGTGGAGAAGCGTATCCTTTGCTTGCCCATCTGGAAGACTGCCTCAGCGACCGTGTATGACCTCCTGGTGGGTCATGAAGTCGGTCATGCTCTCTACACCCCCTCAGACGACCTCAAGGGCATCTCTAAACCGTTTGTGAATGTTCTAGAGGATGCTCGCATCGAACGCATGATGAAGCAGACCTACCCTGGTCTGAAGAGGTCCTTCTTTGAGGGTTACAAAGAACTGTGGGATGATGACTTCTTTGGTGTTCGAGATGAGGAGATTGCAAACCTCCCTCTGATTGATCGTATCAATCTGTATTTCAAAGGTAATCCTGAGGTTCCCTTTGCCGAAGATGAGATGGTCTGGGTTGACCGTGCATCCAAAACCAAGACTTTCCAAGATGTCTTGCAACTTGCTGCTGAGTTGTATGACTATGCTCAAGAAAAGCAAGAGAAGAAAGAAACTGAGCAGCAAACTCCTGAGACTTCATCTAGTGATACCACCACTGAAGAAGAACAGGTAGAGGAGACGGAGAAGCAACAGATTGAAAACGAAAGTTCCGATGACGGAGAATCTGAGGAGCAAGACGAATCTGACTGGTTCACTGATGACGATCCTATGGAGCGTGAACCTAAGATGCCTGACGAAGCAGACCTGGGCACCCCAAGTTATGAATATGATGAAACTGAGTCTGTGACCGATGCTGCTCTGCGGGAATCACTGGAGAGCATGGTTGATGATAGTGCAAAGGAGTGGGTTTATCTTTCCCTCCCTAATCCCGATCTGGATAAAATCGTTGTTCCTTGTTCTGAGATTCAGGAAAAGATGAACGATTATTATTACAATCGTGATGACGATGGATATTACTTTGACAATATTGAATATGCCTTGGATAAGTATCGGGTATATAAAAAAGATTCTGTAAAGACTGTCAACTATCTCGTCAAGCAATTTGAGATGAAGAAGTCTGCAGACGAATATCGTCGGGCAGCAACTTCTCGAACAGGTGTTCTTGACACTAACAAGTTGTTCAAGTACAAGATGACTGATGATATCTTCAAGAAAGTTACAGTCATTCCAGAAGGAAAGAATCATGGTCTGGTGATGTATCTTGACTGGTCTGGTTCTATGGCAGATGTTTTGCTGGATACTCTCAAGCAAACCTACAACCTTATTTGGTTCTGTAAGAAAGCGGGTATTCCCTTCCGTGTATATGCATTCCAATCTGGTGCTGGTAATCGTGAACTGTATGATTATGAGTTGAATGTCAAAGAGAATGATCTGCATATGCATGATGATTTTAAGATGCTTGAGTTCTTCTCATCAAAGCAGAACAGTAAGTCTCTAGAAAAGTCCATGCAACTTGTGTTCTTGCATGTCTTTGCTATGCGTGGATATCGTATTCCTTACATGTCCTTGTATGGTCTTGGTGGCACCCCTCTTACTGAGGCAGTATATTGCACCCGTCAATTGGTTGCTAACCTGAAGAAAGTTGAGCATGTCAGTAAAGTCAATGTTGTATGTTTGACTGATGGTGAATCCAATCCTATGGCATCTGTTCAGTCTAGGAATGTTTACTATGATGACGATAAAGAGTTTCGTGGTTCCTATCTCTGCCACAGCAGTCACAAAGTGTTCATTCTGCGAGACCCTGTAACTGGATATTCTCGTAAGATCAATACAACTCCTTATCACACAACAAAGGAGATTGTGTCCTTCATGCGTGAGGTTACCGATTACAATTGGATTGGTATCCGTATCTGCAGCAAAGGTGAACTGACTCGATTGGTTCGTGAATACTATCCTGAAAAGATGGATAGTATTGACAAGCAATGGAAGAAGGAACGGTACGCTACGATGGATGATCGAGTGGGATTTACTGAAGCGTTCTACCTCCCCAACACAAATCTTGGTAATGAGTCAAGTGATCTTGAAGTCAAAACTAAGAAAGAGGTTGCTACCAAAGCAGAACTTACTCGTGCTTTCAAAAAGCACATGGGTTCCAAGATGGCAAACAAGACCGTTCTGAACAAGTTCATTGAACAAATTGCGTGAGGACACCTAAATAACTGTCCTAGACCCTCCCATTCGGGGGGGTCTTCTGCTATAATTACAAGGTAATCAAGAGAGGAGCAATGCCCCGTAAGTCTGACATCACCACTGCAAACCTTGTCGATCAGCTGACTGAACTGCACGGTGTTGAAGTTGACACTGTTCAAGTTCGCAATGTAGCAGATTCTCTGGGCGTATCCTACGCTACCGCTTGTAAGCGCCTTGAGTCTTATAAATCTGGTAGGGGCAAGTGGAATCTCACTGCCCAAGAAATCCAGCGTGCTTATGAAGCACCTGCTGCTATCTCTACCGAGTCCTACATTCCCGAGAAAGATGGTTCCTATGTCCCTTTTGGTAACTTCAGCAATCTTCGCAAAGTTATCTCCTCTAACCAATTCTATCCGATCTTCATCACAGGTCTTTCTGGAAACGGCAAGACGCTCTCCGTTGAGCAAGCTTGTGCAGCAGCAAAGCGTGAGCTGATTCGTGTCAACATCACGATCGAAACGGACGAAGATGATCTCATTGGTGGTTTCCGTCTCGTTAATGGTGACACTGTTTGGCATAATGGTCCAGTCATCGAAGCTCTGGAACGGGGAGCTGTGCTGCTTCTAGATGAGATTGACCTGGCATCTAACAAGATCCTGTGTCTGCAATCCATCCTTGAAGGTAAGGGTGTGTTCCTTAAGAAAATTGGTAAATATGTAAAACCCGCTAATGGATTCAATGTTATTGCAACTGCAAATACTAAAGGTAAAGGCAGCGATGACGGTCGCTTTGTTGGAACCAATATTCTCAATGAAGCGTTCCTTGAGCGATTCCCAGTCACCTTCGAGCAAGACTATCCCACTGCCACTGTAGAAACAAAGATTCTCATGAATGTCGGGTGTGATCCCGAATTCGCTGACAATCTGATCAAGTGGGCAGGTGTGATCCGTAAGACTTTCTTTGACGGTGGGGTTGATGAGGTCATTACCACTCGTCGTCTGGTTCATATCGTTCAGGCATACACCATCTTTGGTGATCGTCTGACTGCCATTACCAACTGTGTCAATCGTTTTGACGAGGACACCAAGCAATCTTTCCTGGATCTTTATACAAAGGTTGACGCAGGAGAAGATTCCGAATATAATAACGATGATAATATTGACACCTATGAAGTACAATGAAGAGGCGCTCCTACAGGAGCTCCGAGATTACATTGCAGGTACTTACAGTCAGCATTATGCAACTGATAAAATTCAGACGCTAGATCTGATTGATGCCTGTGGCGATGCTGAAGCATTCTGCAGAAGTAACATTCTGAAGTATGCTTCTCGTTACGATAAGAAGGGCACTGCCCGTCGTGACATCATCAAAATCCTACATTATGGATTGTTGCTGTTGCATTTCAGTGACGAATCTGCAAACCGTGAAGAGTACCCTAATCGATGACCGTAATTTCCAAGTCTACAATTGAAGTCCTTAAGAACTTTTGTTCGATCAACAAATCGATCGTTATCAAACCTGGCAACAAAGTTTCTACACTTAGCGTTAACAAGAACATTCTTGCCATCGCTGAGGTCGAAGAACAGTTCGATACGCAGATTAGCATTTATGATCTGGGCGTCTTTCTTGGCGGTCTTTCTCTCTTTGACCAACCGAAGATTGACACCACCAAAACCAACTATGTTACGGTCAGTGATCAGATTGGGCGGTCGAAGACTCGTTTTTTCTATGCCGATCCTGATGTCATTGTACAACCTCCCGAAAAAGAGATCAGTCTCCCGTCAGAGGATGTTCACTTTCGTCTAGAAGCAGACACCATGAAGCGTCTGGAGATGGCAGCTCGATGCTATTCTCTTGAGGATCTGTGTCTTTTCTGCTCTGACGGAACGATGCATCTGACTGTTACTGACAAGAAGAATGATACCTCAAACAGTTTTAGTGTTGAAGTTGGTAAGTCTGATCAGCAGTTCTGTTACTGTTTTAAGGTGGAGAACCTGAAACTCCTCCCTGCAGATTACGATGTCACTGTTAGTAAGCATAATGTAGCATTGTTCAAAGGTCCTGGCATTAAGTATTATATTGCCATGGAACCAAATGCCTAATAAGAAGGACTATGATGGTCCCCTCTACGCACCGTGGTCGGCGGTCGTAGCAGGATGGTCTAAGGAAAAACTCCAACAGTGGTTGAAAAAACAAAGCAAGAACAAATGAATGATTTTTTATGGGTAGAGAAGTATCGTCCTCAGACTGTTGAGGACTGTATTCTTCCTGCCAATGTGAAAGAAACCTTCCAGAGTTTTATTGATCAGGGTGAAATCCCTAATCTTCTTCTCTCTGGAACTGCTGGTGTTGGTAAGACTACCATTGCCAAAGCACTTTGTAATGAGTTGGGAGCAGACTATTATGTCATTAACGGATCTGATGAAGGTCGATTC